AAACTTAACAGGGATTAGTGCTGGAATAACAGAAGCTGACCAATGGAGATTAACTTCAGGTTTAAGTACTGCTGGAGATTTAACAGCAAATTTTGAAAGAGTTGATACAGATTCTACTTACATAGGAACAGGAATGACACAATCGTCAGGAATATTTACATTTCCATCAACAGGTCTTTATTGGATTATTATAAAATCAAGAATACATAATTATTCTGATGACAACCAAGTTCATTTAGAAATACAAGCAACAACGAATAACAGTAGCTATACCACTAGAGCAAGAGCATCAACAGGAGATAATGAAAGTGGAGAAACAAGAACATCAGTTTCTCAAAGTTATTTTTTTGATGTCACTAATACATCAACACACAAAGTAAAATTTAGTATGGCTAGTGTTTCAAGTGCAACAATAGATGGTGATACAGATGTAAGCCACACAACTTTTACATTTATAAGACTTGGCGACACCTAATACATAATTTTTAACCATAGGAGTCTAAATGCAACTATCCAAACATTTTACATTATCAGAGATGGAAAAATCTCAAACAGCTACAAGAAAAGGTATATCTAATAAAGCTGGGTCAGGAGAAATAAAAAACTTAACTGATCTATGCTATGAAGTATTAGAGCCTGTAAGAATTAAGTTTGATAAGCCTGTCATTATTACTTCAGGTTATAGAAGCCCTGAGTTATGTGAAGCAATAGGAAGTAAAGCAACGTCACAACACGCAAAAGGTCAGGCAGTAGATTTTGAAATAGCTGGTGTGTCTAATTTGCAAGTAGCTTTATGGATTCAAAATAATTGTGACTTTGACCAATTAATCTTAGAGTTTTGGAAAGAAGAAGATAATGACCCTAATAGTGGTTGGGTGCATTGTTCTTATGTAGATGGCTCTAATAGAAAACAAGTTTTGACTTATACAGGTAAGGAATATAAAAATGGATTACCTGATGCTAAATGGTCAGGTGGTAAATTTGCTAACTAAGGAGAAGCTATGCTAACAAAAAAACAAAAAAAATTACCAAAGAACAAGCCTAAGAAAAGTAAAATGGGCAAAAAGAAAAAAAGATAATGGTTAAAAAAAGAAGAAGAAAAAAAGCACCAAAAGGTTATCACTATATGCCTGATGGTTCATTAATGAAAGACTCTGAACATGGCAAGAAAAAGAAGAAAAGTCGCAAAAGATAAAAAGACAAAAATACCAAAAAAATATCTTGAAGGATTAAAAGGTAGCAAAAGATCAGCAAGAGCTAGTCTTTTAAAAACAATGTCTTCATTATATAAATCAGGTGCAAGAATACCAAGATCAATGTTTAGAGCAAGGGTAAAATAATGGCAGTAAGAAGAAGACCACTATCAGCAAGAGTTATTTCAGCTTTAAGAGCAAAAGCTAAAAACAGAAAAAATATTACATTAGGTATGCTTAAAAAAGTATATCGTAGAGGGCAAGGTGCATTTTTATCTAGTGGTTCAAGACCAAGAATCGGAATGGCACAATGGTCAATGGCAAGAGTTAACAGTTTTTTGCGTGGCAGTAGAAAACATGATACAGATTTAAGAAGAAAAAGAAAAAAAAGATAATGAAAACAACTAAAGAA